ATCTATATTTTTTGATTCTGCAGATTCATTAGCTCTATGTATGTTAATTCCAAATAGCCCTGTATCTTCTTTACCTTGCTCCTCAGCAATGCTATCCTTATCGGCATCTCTAAATACAGTAACCTTCTTTGATTGCACTAATGCGCTGTATTTACCCTTATGTAAGCCAATAATCCAAGTGTCGACATATTGTCCTACCTTAAGTACAGCAGTTCCAAGCTTATTCATAGGATGATTAAGCCAAAAAGCACCTGGATTAGTGGAAGCAGTGTACCACTTAACTTCATTGCCCTGCACCAAGCCTATTAGGTCATCAAATTTATTAGGCTCGTTAGCTTTGCTACGTATTCCTACCACGTGAATTGATGGCCACTTATAGCCAAGCTCAGTAAATTGAGCCTTAAGCTCTTCGATTGTTGGTGCTTTCATTCTTTCTAAGTTCTTTATCGCGTTTAGTTAAATAGACCTTAAGCTTACGCTCATAGTCTTTTCTTGTTTGCTGCTCCTTTGTTAATTTCATTCTTAGTTAGTAAAGTCTCGCACATTAAATCTGCTCCATGGACTCTCCATATTATTCATACTTCTGCTAAATGCTACTTGACTCTGCCTGTTTACTACTCGAATGGGTGTAATATTAGGGCTTGTGTTATTGCTATACTCAGGGTAATCTGAGTTATTAGCACAAAGGTAATCTACTAAGCGTTGAGTATAGTAGTTAGCGTTCTCTCTTGCCATATCTCTTAGAGCTGATAGCTCACCTTGAGTAATGGCTGTAGTGTTCTCAGATTGGCGAGTAACTAAGTTGCCATTGTCATGCTTATACATTAGCATCGGATAAAGCTCTACCATGGTCCACCAAGCTGTTGGCTTTACGATATACTCATTAAGTAAAGTTTCATAAACACCGGACAAAGTGCCTGCGCTTATCTCATTTTTAATCTTGTTAGTCAAGTTAGTGCCAAGCCAAAGAGTGATATACTTATCCTGCGCCAAGTATATTGCAGGTCTAATTAAGTTAGTATCTACAGCTTCATTTAGCTGAGTGTACTTCTTTAAAAACTCTTCGTTAATGAATAATATTTCGGGTGCTATTGCCATTGTGTTTTATATTAATTTGTTCCTGGGTATCTGCCATTATTTGGCAAGTCATAAGTAGCAGTATTAGCGCGAGCAAAATCTTTAGCAATATCTTTTAAAGGCATCCCTGCACGTATTGCTTTAGATACTGAGATAGGATCAGATGAATCTAAGCCATTATCTTTTACAAATCTTCCTTTCTCTCTCTTGCGAAAATAAACTCTGCGCTCGAAAAAATGTTTGCAGTTAACTCCGCCCTTAAATAACCAAACCGAGAACGTATTGCCATTGTGGCCCATGTTAGGATTAAGAGTATTTGTATCAGGCTCCATGGCTTGTAAATCTTCGTAACGATATACATACCCATTACGTGCAGCGCTTACCATTTGTCTGCAGAATCTTCTACTATCTTTACTTAGATTCTTTGAGTATGCGTATCTAATTTTGTACAGTCCGCTATCCATTTCAGAAGGCTTATCAGGATCAGAGTAGCTTCTAACTGATGCCAAGTTAACAGGCTCAGCTTCGATTAATTCCCACTCCTCTTCGTCTACTATCTCGCCCTTATCTTCTAAGAATTCACACCACCACGTCTCATCTTCATCGGTAAAGATTGGAGGCTTCTCTTGTGGCTCTAAATTAATCTTTTTTTTTTCCTCAGATAATTGAGTTGTTGCATTTTGTGCAACAGTTGGAGCAGTGATTTCCTCCCCGAAAATATCATTAGCCTCAATATAAATATCAGCACTAATGCCCATGCCTCTAAATATCTCCTCAAGTGATTCCGTTACAATTTGTTGGTAAGGCTCAATGATATTCTTATTAAAGATGCGATAAGCGTTCTTCATCTCATCAGCGTTACTGCCTAATCCACCTGCATCTCTAATACCAAATAGTAAAGGTGAGGTAACTCTGTGAGCTCCTAAAATATTCTCTCTTGACTGAGTGCTTAGCTCTTGCCATTGCTTATCTGCATCAGTCATATTCACAATATCTAAACGAGGTGCTCTATCTGCACTTTCGTTAAATGTAAATACTACTTTACCTGCTTTCTTAGCGCCTACCATAGTCTCCCAGTTCCTTCTGATAGCTAACTGCTCTTCGGGATCAGGGATGCCATTGTTAAAGTGCAGCATGTAAGAAGGTGCCATGCCATTACTTAAGAAAGCTCTGTAAAACTCACTGATCTCTCTTGTAATTTCTATGTAATTGATGGCACTGTAGTAATCGGGCTTAGGATAGTATGCGCTGCCCGGTGTCATCACTCCAATAAATAGCACTTGAGAAGGCTCATCTGCTTTTGAAGTAGGATTATACATGGGGATAAACGTCGGAATATTCTTCTTCTTACGCATATCATTCCAATCTTTAGAATAATAAATGCCAGGTATAACATCTTCATCATTAGCGACAGCCAATCTGCAATTCTCATAAGGCAAATGATTAATCTTTGCTACGGTGTTTCTATCTACGCTCCAAATAACTTCTAAGTAGTAGCCACCTTGCATCTTCACATCAAGCGTTATAGCCCTTCTAATGGTGTTTAATTTCAATCTATCTATCTCACGCTGAGCTGCAGGATTAGAGCTCTTAAATTCCTTCCCTGCTATCATGAAAGCTATGCTCATAGTAAGAGCAGAGTGCACCGGAGAACTGTAGTATAAATCTATTAAGTAATTAGGAAATGAGTTAGCCTCACCTAATGTTACCCATCCTTTAGGAGTCTCTTTCTCGTTAGCCTCTTGTGGCATTGCTGCGCCAAGATTAACTAACATAGGTGCCGCGTGTTTAATTTTATCCATTGTAGGCTATATCTGAATCTATGGTTAGGTTAGGCTCTGTAAATCGGGGAGTAGTTAAATCTTCTACTATTAAATAACCAATCTGTATTACCCCTTCCACAACAGCATCTGTAGGATCTAAGTTAGTGCTGCTATTCTGCCCATAAACTACGTAGCTAAATCGTGCTGGATAGTTAATTAGTAGGCTCGCAGCTGTTGGTGTGTTGGCATTGGTGCCGATTTGAATGGTAGTATACCTATCATTCTGAGCTATCTGAATAGGGATAGCGTAAAGCTTCTCAAGTGTCTGCTCGTTAGTTAGTTCTAACAAGTAATGCGTATAGGTATTAGCAAGCAAAAGCTCCCCTTCCTTTAGACTAAGGTAGAGGAGCTGTGCTGCTGTATTTTTAAGTAGGTAAATCATGCTTTAAATATAGCACAATTTTACTTACAATGTAGCTTGAACTACAGTAACTGTAGCGAAGTCTTGAAATGGAGTATCTCCTGCATCCTGATCTAACAAGTATGCCTTATCTTTCTCCTCACCTGTGAAAGTGATAGTATATCCTACCATGTCTCCCTTAGCTGCTCCTGTAGCTGTAGTAAAGGCAGTTACCTCTACTCCATCTTTGTAGCCACACATCCAAATGTTATCATTATTATCCTGTACGAATAATACGTTACGACCTTTAGAAATGTTTTGAAGTTGTAGTGAACGTGCAGCAGTCATGCCATGAAACATAGCTACAACAGTTTGAGTATAGTAAACAGTGCCATTCTCGATGCTGATAGCAGCCTCTTCTGTGAATGATCCTGTATGCTTAGGTAGCTCAAATTCGTAAACACTTCCTGTATTAAGAGCAGTAACTAAGTTAGTTCCTCCGTTAATAGTAGCAGTGTTCGCAAATGTAGCGTAATCTCCTAAGTAGATGGCTTTAATGCCTCCAATCGCTTCTTTACATGCGATCAATATGCCAGCGGTAGTTAGACAGCTCATAGTTATTTTTTATTATTTAGTTAAATATTCTTTGCAAAGAATGGGCAGCTATTAGCTAACCCACTCTTTTAACAAAGGAGTATTATTTAGTTATCAAATCCGATAACAATATCACCAAGTACAGCGTACTGAACACCAGCGCGGAAGCGCATAGCCATTCTCACGTTATCAGATGCATCAGTAAAGCTCATATCTACTACTTTCACCTCGTTGAAATCTGAATTCAAATCAGTTCCGAACACTAAGTTCTCAGGTGTAGCTAAGATAACTACTGAATCAGAGATACCTGGGCAAACATACACATCATACCCGTTGAAGGTAAGTGGGAATGTAGCAGTACCTTGGTAAGTCATCAAGTAACCAGCAGTAGCCAAAGCTTGACGGTAAAGTTGAGCAGTCTTACGGTTAACGTAAATCTTCAAATCAGGTGAACCTACCAATGTAGCAGGCAATGCATCTGTACATAACTGCAATTTAGCAATTACGTTAGTAGCATCCAAAGAAGTTGTAAAGTCAACATCCGGTGTACCACCTTTACCAGCATCAATTAAGTATTGTAATCCGTTGAATCCTGTGAATCCTGAAGAAGGCCAGTTACCTTTCCAAATGTTACATTCAATCTCTTGTGCAACCTTAGCAGCCAAGTGAGAAATTAAGAAATCAGAGAAGTTAGCAGGAACTACATCGTTGATAAATCCACGACCTGTTTGAGAAGCTTCCCAATCTTTTGTAAATTCTGCCTTGCAAAGTTGGATATTAACCATAAGGTCAGTAACCGTTAATACCTTTTCAGTTAAAGCTAAGGTAGAAGTAGAGTTGTCAAAGTCGCAAGTAGCAGCTTTAACTAATCCTGTAGAAGCAAGAATCTTAAGTACAGCTTTGTACTTTACATTTTCTTTTACAGTAATGTAGTTGTTTGCAATAGTATCTCCTGAAAGAACTGCTGCAGCAATGTACGGTAGCGCTAATTCGCCAGCGTAGGTTGAGGTGATGGTTAAGTTATCAGCCATTTTGTTTTGTTTTTGTTTTTGTTTTTAGTTGTTTTTGTATCTTGCTACTATAGCACGAGTTCTATCTTCGATGTTACTCATTGCTGTAATGTTTAAAGGTGCTTGCGGTGCAGCTTGGCGAGCTTGCTTTACAGTTGTCGCAGCTGGTGCTTTACTAAGCTCAGTAATCTTAGCTTCTGCAGCGCTTAGCTTAGCTTCGAATTCAGTGAT